GGCGAAGGGTTTATATGGGGCAATGACGGGAACCTTGACAACGGAACGTTCACGGAGCTGCTGATCATGCCAAGCCAGTACATGGACCTTGTGGCGGACCCGAACGATCTGTTCGGGCTATCCGGTTGGTACCTGTCTGCCGGCACGGGCAACATCCCATTGGCGAAGGAAGATGTGATGCAGTGGAAGTCATGGAACCCGAATTTCGACGCCGTGGACCGTACACATCTTAGAGGCGTCAGTCCTATCAAGGCTGCATGGTACAACTACCTGATGGGCCTTGAATCTGCAAAGGCCGCAAGCAAGTTGATGCAGAACGGCGGGGCAAAGGGCGCACTGGTGCCGAAGGTGGTCGGTGGGTCTATTCCCTTCGTTGATGAAAAGACGGCCGCCAACATGCAGCGGGCCTTGCATGACCGGGTGAACAACAATGACAGGTACGGACAGGTGGCGATGCTGCAGACCCCTTGGGAGTTTTTGAACTTTGGACTAACAAGCGGCGAAATGGCATTAATCGACACGATGAAATTTAGTTTGGAACAATGGTGCCGCGTTTTCAGTATGCCCGTGGTTTTGTTCAGCGCGGACAACATGGCCGACAACAACTATCAGAACGCACTCCGAGACCTCGTCACGAACACCATTGTGCCAATGTGCGCACAGCTCCGGGACGAGCTGAACAAGTGGCTGGTGCCGAGGATGGGTGACCGCAATGTCTTCATCGACTTCGACATCATGGCTTTGCCTGAACTGCAAAGGGACATGGAGAAGATGGTGAACGGCCTGCGCTCCGCTGATTGGCTGACCTACGACGAGAAGCGCGTGGCGATGAACTATGAGCCAAAGGGCGGGGCATACGATGCCGCGTACATTGCGCAGGGCCTCATCCCCATCGACCAGGCTGCAAGCGATTTGAGCGGGGAAGACATGCTCGGAGAGATATGACCGCAGATGATTTGCATATCATCCACACGCTCGTGATGGCACGCTTTCCGAAGCTGCCCACAGAGCGTGGCTGCATCACCGAGAAGCGGATGAGAGACGCGGCAAGAGAAGCATATCGGACAAGATTAATCAATGACATCACGGCAAAGAAGATCGTACTGGAGACGCTGGCACCAACTCCTAAAGAAGCATGAGGATGAAGGCTTGCCAAAGGTTCAGCGTGCTCTTACCAAGCAGGCCGAGCAGTTCATTGCCAAGGCTGAAGAGATAGGCTTTGACCGTGCTTTTCAGCAGTTCACACTTCTGGATGAGAACCTTCTGAATGTCATCAACAAGCTCCACAAATCGGTCGCGATGGAGTTTGGTAGGCTGACCAATCAGCAACTTAAGAAAGGGCAGAAGGTCTCATTCTTCAACGCAAACTTCCTGCTGACCATCACCGAACTACTCACAAAGCAGGCACTCGATCTGCTTTCACTGATCGAGCAAACGACTAAGGATCGCATTCTGAACATCCTGGTGCAAAGCACCGCCGAGAGATGGGGCTTCGCAGAGATTGCCCGGCGCATCACTCCTGAAGTCGCATCTCCGGCAAGAGCACTCACCATCACACGAACAGAGAGCAATCGAGCGGCCAACCTTGCCGCCATAGAAGCAGCAAGGCTGCAAGATTACGAGGTGACAAAGGAGTGGATAAGCGTGATGGACTTCCGGACACGCCGCTTCAGTGAAAAGGATCAGTATGATCATGCCCAGCTCGATGGCAGAGTGGTTGAACTCGATCAGCCATTCACGCAGCTCGGTCGAACCAATGGCATAACTGCATCCGCTGACTACCCACTTGACCCGGCAGCTCCTGCCGCTTTTACGATAAATTGCAGATGCGTTCTGGGCTTTGAAAACAAGCGAGATGCACAAGGACGATTGATACCAAAAAGACGATAACATGCCAGTCGAACAATGTAGCAACGGAAAATATCGCATCGGTGATGGTGAGTGTGTGTATAACACCGAACGAGCGGCGAACCGAGCATACCAAGCCTACCTTGCCATCGAGGCGAGCGAGGGGGATGATGACGATGATGATGATGACATGAAGCACATCGTCAATGCCATCATGCACAAGGAAGAGACCTACAACGACTACCCCGAAGCAGCCACCAACAACGCCAAGCGTGCGCTGGCCTACAAGGAAGAGAATGGCAGCTCATGCGGCACACCGGTCGGATGGACACGCGCTAATCAGCTCGCCAACCGAGAACGCATCAGCCGTGACACGATTGCCCGCATGGCATCGTTCAAGCGTCACCAGCAGAACAAGGATGTGCCATACAGCGAAGGGTGCGGTGGCATCATGTGGGATGCATGGGGAGGCGATGCAGGCATTGAGTGGGCAATTCGTAAATTGCAGTCGATTGACGAGAAAAATACAAGCATGATCTACGGATACAAACGCATGACGCAGGACGTGAAGGATGTCGATGCCAAGAAGGGCATCGTCACCGGTTACTTCAGCGCGTTCAACATAAAAGACTCTGACGGTGACATCATCGTTCCGGGAGCCTTCCAGAAGTCATTGAATGAGTGGTTCCCGAAGGGGCGCATCAAGCACCTTCTGAACCATGACCCACGCCAACCGCTGGGAAAGATTAATGAGCTGAAGGAAGACTCTTACGGCCTCTATTACGAGAGTCAGATCGGCACTCACAACCTTGGCCGCGACTTCATCAAGATGGTCGAGAGTGACCTGGTGAAAGAGCACTCCATCGGGTTCAACGTGAAGGGCAGCAGGAAGGGCAAGGATGCCACTGAACTCTATGACGTAGTTTTGTATGAAGGAAGTTCTTTGACGAGCTGGGGCGCAAATGAGTACACGCCAATGCTCGGACTGAAATCAATGGATGCAAGGATTGAAAGGGTCAAGAAGCTCGAAAAGTTCATCAAGCACACTGATGCCACAGATGAAACCATCGAACTCTTGATGCTTGAAATCAAACAGCTTTACCAACTGCTCGAAAATTTCGAGGACTTGAGTAGCCAACCGGCAGCCGAAGAGGCACCGGTAGAGCCAAAGGTCGAAACGGATGAAATCGCGCAAAAAACTGCCAACGCCCTCGATATTTTGCTATTAAAACATTTCTAAACAATTTTTACAATCGTACCAAAATGGAAGTAAAAGACATCGTCTCTGCGCTTGACCCCAAGCTCGCAGAAATCAAAAGCCAGGTCAGCGCAGAAGTCGCTGCAATGGATGCCAAGCACTCTGCCACCGTGGCACAACTTAACGAAGATGCCCAGAAGAAGGGCGAAACTCTCGGTGAACTCCGCGAGAAGATCAACGGACTGATTGCCGCCAATGGCAAGATCAAATCCGAGATGGAAAATGACGCTTTCGGTGGTGACCGGCAGAAGTCTTTGAAGGCTGGCATCATGGATGTCGTGGCCGCCAACTTCGAGGCTATCAAAAACGAGACTCCTTTCAACAGCTCCAAGGCAGTTGGAACGATGACCCTCGGCAACAACCTGACCGGCACCAGCCAGATCAGCTACACCGACAACCCCATCCTGCGCTCGTTCTTCTCGCCTCACCTCTACAACATCTTCCGCATCATCCCGACTGCCACCGGCAACGTCACTTTCCCTCGTGGAAATGCTGCCATCGGTGAGGGTTCATTCGGAACGCAGACAGAAGGAAGCGGCAAAGCGCAAGTCGACTACGATGTGACGATGGTGAACACCAGCGTGCCTTTCGTAGCCGGTTACGCCAAGGTGAGCCGTCAGATGTTGCAAGACCTGCCTTTCCTGCAAGCCTACCTCTCTCAAAGCCTGCTGGAAGACTGGAACCGCGCCATCAACAACAGCTTCATGTCAACGATCACCGCTTCTGCCACCGCCGGCAGCACCTCTGCCACTCCGGTCGCTGAAAGGATCATCGACTACACTGCGCAGCACCTGGCTCTCGGCCTCGGTCAGCCAAATGTAATCCTGACCACGCATGCAGTGTGGGCATCTGTTCTGAAGACCCAGCCTACGAACGGCAGCTACGGTGTACCGGGTGGCATTACCATCGGCGCACAAGGTGAGACCCGCATCGTGGGCATTCCTCTGGTACCTCACTCACAAATCGTGAGCGGCAAGATCTATGTCATGAACACGGATGCGTTCGCCATCGCTCAAGCCTCCGGCCTCGCTGTTCGCAGCACAGAGACCGATCAGGACGATTTCATCAAGAACCTGGTGACCTACCGCGCTGAAGCCCGTGTTGCTCTGCTTTCCTTCCAGCCTACCGCTGCGATCTACGGAAGCGCGAGCTGATCCGACCTCTGATAAATACAAAGGGAGTGAGGCCAAGTGCCTTGCTCCCTTCTTTGCTTAACACACAAACACACACAATGCCCATCGGCTCTTACTCTTCCTTCCGTGACATCATGCGTCAGGTCTTGATGCACTCCCCAAAGACCATCCTCGACCTCGGCATTGGGCATGGCATCAATGGTGCAGGCATCCGCAACTGGCTTGATGTAGGCGTAAAAGAAAATTACAGCAATACTTGCAT